ACAGTTCCTGTAGCTGTAAGGGCAACTAAATCACCTTGATAAAGAGCTGTAGACTGATTATCAAGAATGTAAAATTGGTCCTGTCCACCACTAGCATATCCACCACCTACTTTGCCTAGTGGTCTAAGACCAAAGGCTTTAGTTGTGTTTGCCATATTATTTACTCCTTAAGTTTATATTTAAACTTTGTTGGGTAGGAATTCCTAAATAATTAGTCCTTCTTTGTACCACCAAAAGTTACACGAGTTTGCCTCTCATTACTGATTGGCATACTTGGATGCTGTTCCTTCATAGGATCGTTTGCAATAGCGTCCGCTCGTTCTTGAGTTCTTTTTGCAAAGTACTCTTCTCGAGACTTAGCGATCTCTTCAGGTACCCTAGCCAGCACTAGGCCGCCAACTCCGATCACACCCGCGTATTTACCGTCTTTGACAACAGGATAATTAGCTTCAGGATATTCATCAGATCTAACTAATTCATAACCTGATCTCATTCTGCCTGTGATATTTTTAGTATCATCAAAGCCTAATGATTCAGCTCTTATCCATCTGTGTCTAAAACCGTCTGGCGCAGGCGGTGCATCTAGAGATGATGGTGGAGTCCAAACTTTAGGTCTATCATTTTTAGACCTTGTTTCGCTCGCACGGGAAGTCTTAATTGTTTTGTTTTCGTTTACCATATGCCTATACCTCCTTCGTGATATTTAGTTGTTTCGCATATTCTTCTAATGGCACACCTAATTTTTTAGCAATTGCTACCTGTGAAGGTGTGAGTCTTACAGTTTTGCGTCCAGGTTTAGTACTTCGCTTCGATGAAGCTACTGTCTGTACCGGTCTGGCCGTATCCGTAACATTGTTTGTATCAAATTTATGCGGAAATTCAAGTCTTATTCTTTTATCAATTTCTGCATAATATTCTTCAGATTTGGGGTCATAACCTTCCTCATCAACAATTTGTCTATGGATGTCAAAAGCCGTGTAAGTCATAGCTTTATCAGTTCCAAACCATCTATTTTTAGTTGCCCATGTTTCAGCTTTAGCATCTGTAGGTATATTTTCTGGTACCGGAGATTGCTGTTGCATAACAGGGAGTTCTCTAGTTTGTACTGATTCTTTAGGTAATAAAGCAGATTGAGACTTTAATTCTTGAAGTCTTCCTTCTTCATAACCTAATCTAGCTATTTCTTTAGAGACCTCAATCTCAGCAGATATATCACCAGCTTCTCTAGCTAATTGTAATTTAGACTTAGATGCTAATAATGCTGCTGCAATTTTATCTTCTCTATCTTTAACTGATGTAGTTTCAAGAGCACTAAACCTTTTAGACATGTTTTCTTTTTCAGATTTAACAATCTGAGCATATCGTAAAGCTTCATCTTTTTGTCTTTCAGCTTCACGCCATTTCTTAGTTAGTTTAGCAATTCTTCTTTGTACACCTTCGCTGTACTCTTCAGCTTCTTTCTCAATTTCTTTTGGTTCTTCTTTTTTGGCCTCAACAGTTTTTTCTTCTTTCGAAGTTTCAACTTTGATTGGCTCTTCTTTCTCTGCAGAAGTTACTGTGTCTGTGTTTTCTTTAGAATCAAATTCAATATCGGCACCTTCTGTTTCGCCGACATCAATCATTGGATCTTTTTTCTTTTCTTCTATTGGCATAGTTTCCCCTATGTTTATATGTGATGAAGTACATCTTCAGGGTTTTTAATTGTCCCTAAAACTTCATCATCGTTTAGAAGACGGACTTCGCCGCCATCTATTGGTAATCGTGATCCTGCATATCTTGCAAAGATCACCCAATCTCCTTTTTTACACCATGGTCCTGTAGGGTATCTTTCTTTATCATGATACGCTAATGGTCCAATTTTTAATACATAACCACAGTTAGTAGCTATTCTTAATTTATCTAATGATTCTTGTGCAAATATAATTCCACCTTTTGTTTTATCTTTAGGTGTAAATGGTAATACTAATAATCTCCAACCGCTTGGTGTTGGTAAACTATCAATTAAAGATTCTGAAATGTTTTCAGCTCTTACAGTTTTATCTTCTATTTTTTTATTTTCTTCTTGGTATTTTTCCTCAAGACCTAGAACAGTCTTAGGTATTTCAGTCGAGTTTAATAACGTTTCCTTGCTCATCTTGTTTTAGCTCCTTGTTGTTTAGCAGGTTAGAGATTTCCTGTAATATATATTCGTATGTACGAATTTGTCCTAAGATATACTTGTAATCTTCCATATTGTCAACACCACCTGATGTTATAACATTACTTAAATTACTTAATTGATCTTTCATAAATCGTTGTAATTTATACGCTACATCTATGTCTTCCATTTTCTTTCCTTTCGTTTGTTTATATTAACAATTCCACTTTCTAAGTGACTTATTAATTCTTGAATTTGGATCTCTAGCTGTTTTAGCAGAGGTTAATCTTTTTTTCATACCAGACATTCTAGCACAAAAAGACTTTCTTCTATTAGCAGATTTTGAACCTTTTTTCAACTTACTTGGTTTAGTAGTTACAGCTGTTGATAATTTAGAACCAGGGTGTTGGCTTCTGTAAGAAGCTATACCTTTTTTATTTAAACCACCTGTTGGATTTTTACCTTCTTTACGTTGCCAAGCTGGTGTAGCTTTTCCACCATCTGCTTTTTGAATTCTAGCTATTCCACAACCTCTTTTTTGAATACCGAGTCCAGCCATTAATATAATTTAGTTGTTTTAATTTTAATTGCTTTACCTTGTCCTCTACCTACTAAACCACCATTTGCATCTTTTTCTTTATTTAAATATTCTTTAAGTTTTAATTGATCATTGATCATATCTTGAAATTCTTTTAAATCTTTTTCTTGTTGTTTTTTTAATCTCTCCCCAGCAGGACCTCTTAAAGAAATACCATCTCCACCAAAATTAGGCATTAATATAATTTAGTTGTTTTAATTTTAATTGCTTTACCTTGTCCTCTACCCACTAATCCACCTTTAGCAAATTCAGATTCTGCAGTTGAATCTTCTGGATGTAATCGATTAAGACCCTCTTGTCTGCTTTCTTCTTCCATGATTTGTTTATATTTTTTATTTAATTCTTTTTCAGAATTTTTAAAAGATTCTTGTCTTTTTTTTTCAAGTTTATAATATTTTTCATTATAATCTTCAGGCATTATTTTTTATTTTTAGGGAAACCTTTTTTCATGTTGGAATATGCTTCTTTAGAAATAGTAGTTTTAGATTTAGGTCTTGATATACCTAATTTTTTTCTACGATTTATATTTGCCCAAAGACCTGGCTTAGAAGAACCACCTTTTTTCATTTGTATTTTAGCAATACCAGTTCCTCTTAATTGTTTTCCAAGTCCAGCCATTAACAATATTTAGTTGTTTTAATTTTTATTACGTCACCTTGACCTCTAGAAATTATTCCACCTTTTTTAAAACCTTGAGAAGAACCCATATCGCCTTCTGGCGCTGTAGGTCCCATCATATTATTAGAATTCATAGATGGCATCATTGAGGACATAGCTGTTCCAGCTACAGTTAAAGGTTTTTTTCTTTTATCTTTTAAAGTTTGTTTCTTAAATCTAGTCATTATTTTTTTTAGATTTTCCTGCTTCAGAAAGAGCAATTGCAATAGCTTGTTTTCTAGATTTTACAACCGGACCTTTTTTATTTCCAGAATGTAACTTACCAGATTTAAATTCATGCATTACTTTTTGAACTTTGCCACCTTTGGCTTTTTGTACTCTAGCAATACCTGTTCCTTTTGTCTGACATCCTAATCCAGCCATTATTTTTTCTTATTAGCTTTGCCACCTTTTTTCATAAAACCCATTTTATTTCTTACTGAAGTTGGTAACTTTGCAAGACCTGGATTTTTTCCTGAATCTACTTTTTTTAAAGCTCTTCCACCTTTTTTCATTGGCTCAGAAGTTTCCATTTTAGCGTATTGTTCTGGAGACATTTTTCCAGATTTAATAGACTTAGCTTGTTTAGCTAAATTTTTTAATTCTTCGCCTTTATGTTTTTCTGATTTTTCTCCTTTAACAAATTGTTTTGGGGAAATTTTTTTAGAAGCAACTGCTTTAGCTTCTCCTAATTCTTCTTTGTAAGTTTCTTTTCCACCGAATAATTTTCCACCGTCTTTAAGAGCAACTCCCATTCCTCTTTGAGCAATTCCGCCGCCTCTAAGTGCAGCTCCTATTCCTCTAAGAGCAATACCGCCCCCTCTAAAATCTGATCTTGGTCTTTGTTTAAAATCGTTTCTCATTTTTTTACTCCTTGTTAGTACTTGTTGTTTTATTAGCCATCGTTCTTGCGATTGACTCACCAGAACGTCCTACTACATATCCACCAAGTCCAATTTGTAACAATGTCCAAACATCTCCTGGTAATTCAAATGTAATAACAGTTCCTATCATTAATCTTATAACAGGTCCAAGAATATAATTCCAGACTAATATAAAGATTAATACGTACATTAAAAGGGGCCTCCAACTTGCTGTAAACCAGCCTGCTTTAGCCTCTGCTTCAACAATAGATGCTGCCGCTTTTAATTCTTCTGTACTAGATTGTAGTAATTGTTGATTAAGTTGAGCTTTTAATTTTTCTTGTAAATCTCTGTCTGGAACTGCTTTTTCTATTGTACTAAATAATATCTTAGCTAATGGCGCAATAGCTCCAAGCATTGGTAACATACTAGTACCATTCAGCTTTAGATTTTTTTTCTGGTAACATTCTGCTCTGACCTTTTACTTGTACACTTTGTGTTTCCATTTTATTTGTAACTTCAACATCAATGCCACCTTTTTTATAGCCATCAGAATTTAAGAATTTACTATGATCTCCTACTTGAGTACCATAAACTCCTTGAGATTTATCTTTTTTATTTTTCATAAGCTTATTTATACCTTATTTTTTAAAATTTTCACTATCTTTTTTTAACTTAGCAGATAACACTGTCTTTTGTAAAGAAGTACTGGCTCTCATCTTAGCTAAATCTTCATTTTGCTGTAGTTTTTCGTCTTGAGTAGATTGATTCATCATAGCTCTCATCTTGTCAAGGTTAATTCTTTCCTTAGCTTGTTCTTCTTTAATAGCATTTTCCTGAGCTCTAAGATCTAACTCTCTAGATCTTAACATTGCAATTGGGTCATTTCCAAATTGTGATGAAATTTGTTGTTCTTCCTTTAAAAATTCTTCCATTGCATCAGAAATTAATTGTGATTTTCTAGCTTCAATCTTTTCTTGAAGCATTTTAGCTTGTGTTTGCATTTGTTGCATCACCTGTGGATTCTGTTGACCCATTTGTTGCATCTGTTGAGTCATCATTTGTAATTGTTGTATCTCATTTTGAAATTCTATCTGTGTATGTTCTTGAGCCATAATAGAAATATGTTCAAAAATATTTTTTTCTAATGCAGCCATAACCACTGGAGCATTTTTTGCCATGTTTGTTGCCATAAAACTTAAGTGTGAAGTAATATGAGATCTATGATCTTGTCCAGGGAATGCTTGGAACGGTTTCCCTGCAAGAGCATCAATGTGTTCTAGTGCAGGGTCCTTTGGTTGTGGTTGTTGTGGTCGAATTAAAATCTTATCAATATCTTTTACTCCTAATGCTTCGTACATATTTCTGTAAACTTCATATGTATTATGAATTCCAGGATTAGCTGCAGCAAGTTGCATTTCAGTTTGTGCTAAAGATATTCTTTGTGTTTGTGAAAATATATTTGGATCTGCAACTGGAACAATTGCAACGTTATCATTAAAATCAGCTTGCTTAATTTGTCTTTGTCCACCAATAACATCGTATGGATATACCGGTGGTAAATTAACTTTAAATTGTGTAGCTAATAGTCCGAACTCTTGTTTTAAAGCTGCGTAAATTCTTTTATGAATAGCTGACATTGTTCTACTTCCTCTTTCAAGTAAAGCAACAGTTGTACCAACAGCTGCCTGTTGATTACCATCACCAACATTTAAATCAGCAATTGATGCAAATCTTTGTCCTGCTTGAACAACAACACCCATTAAAGCAAGTAATGTTTGCGAAGGTTCTTTAAATGGAAGTGGCATAAATGAATCTTTAAGATTTCCTCCTGGGGCATCAACATCTCTCCATTCACCTGGTTGAATAGGTTGTGAATCGTCTCTTACTCTAATACCTCTTGTTTTAAATCCAGCTGGTAAATTAGATAATGTACCTGCATCAATTAATTGTCTTAAAGCACTTGTTGCAGTTCTAGATAAACCACCAATCATATGAATTAATCCAAATCCATAAAAACCTAAACCTGGTAAAAATTTAAAGTGTACAAAATATTGAATCTTTTCTTTTTTAGGATCTTCTTGTTTCCAGTTTCTTTTAATAGATAAAACTTTTCTAGAAGCTTCTTCTACAGTTACAATGTATGGAAGTTTAATACCTGTGGGCTCACCAGAAGCATCCATATCTTCGAATCCTTCAATATCCAAATTAATATGACATTCTAATAATGTATAAACATCTGCACCTTGTGTTTTTCTAATTCCTTCTATTCTTCTCTTAGCTTCATCTAATTGATTAGTAACAGCATCATCGTCCGTTGGAGTTAATTCTATATCTTTATAGAATCCTGATACTTGTTGTTTACGTAAATTGTTTTCAGAAACTTTAAGTACATGAATAACTGCATCAGCATCTTCAATAGAAGTTGCTGTGTAAGGAACAATTAAATCTTCTGCTTGAATAAATTGAGATACTGGTCTTCCTAATACTGAATCATAATAAACTTTTTTAAATGTAGATCCTGATAATGGTAAATAAAATAACATTTGATCAAACTCTGGCTCATACTCTTTCATGACATCCATGATTTGATAATTCATGTATTCCTTGACTCTCGCTGCTTGCTGCTCCTTCTCAGGAGTTGCAGCTCCCATAATCTGAGTTCTAACTGGTCCTTCTGCTGGTAATAATTCTTTATATGCTAAAGCTTGAAACTGAGTTACAGCTTCTGCAAGTACTGGATGCGTCGCACCCGATGCTCCTCTGAATGGCTGAGTTCTACGTTCGTATTTAAATCCTAAAAGATCTAATCCGTTTGTATAAGTTCTTTCCCAATCTTCTCGTGAAGATTTATAATCTGTATAATCATCCATTAGCTCTGAGCCAATAGGTCCTAAAATATCGTCGTCTAAAACTTCTGCTAAATTTGCAAAATGATCTTTGCCAGCGTCTAGCGGCGTGCTACGAGGGTCAAAGTTAATATCAACACTTCCATCTTCGTTCTCAGTAACATCAGTAGGTCCTTTTGCTTCAGGGAATTGTTCTTGTTGTATTAATTCCTCTTCAGTCGGGACTTTAAATTGCTGATCAACGTTTGGAAGTGCCTTGTCTATATCTGCCATTATTATTTTTCTCCGAAGCTACCACCTTAACCTTTTTATTAGGCATATTCAAGCCTTGCGAACATGGCCCCTTTAAAGGTGGTATGGTTGTTGTTAGTCTTTTAACTGAAACCATATGATCTATTCTTCTGAAGTTAGTAATGTTTTATTGTCTTCTTCAGTAATGTTTGTTTCAGGCATTTGTAATTCTTCTATTGAAACAGGTCTTTTAGGTATTACAAAATCGTTTCTTATGTATTTTGGATTCATTAAAAAACTCATTGCTTGTTTATATCTACCTGTTTCCATATTATTCTCCTACTAAATAATCTAATCCCTCTGCAGGGCCACCTGATTTTAATCTACTTCGTATCCACATTCTAATATATTCATCATCTAATGGTATAGGTGCTTCATCAATAGATTTTCTATAATTATTATAAGATTTATGTTCTTCCTTAATACTTTCTTCTAAAGATTTACCTGTGTCAGTTAACTTAGACCCACTTGCATAACCAACTCTTCCGCCTTTTGCTTTTTCTTCTGTTATAAATGGATTTAATTCATCACTTGGTTTTGCTTTTGGTTCTAATTCAAATTTAGATCTAACTAATTTTTCAGCTTCATCTGCTGTGTATAAATTTCTAAAATCAGGAGCTAAACTATCTATTTGTTCTAAAGCATCCTCACCATAATTAATTCTAAAATGTTCGATGGGATCTTTGTCATATAGATCCCCTTTTTTTAAATTTTTTAATTTTCCTGCTTTAATATCATTCTCCATAATATTTCTAACAGTTGCTCTAACTAAACCTTCTTTATTTAAATCATTTTGAGTTGTTTGACCTTTCATAAAATCATCTAAGATAGATTTTATATCAGATGGTTTTTCTTTTAAAGCTTGTTCTATACCACCAGCTTTTTGTACTAGCTGTTTGCTTCTCAATTCTAAATCACCAATAGGAGATCCTGGACGTGCAGATAATCCAGCTTGTTCTTTTAAAGATTCTAATCCTTCACCAGCTACTCGCTGCTTGCTACCCATATCTACAATATCAGCTGCTGGAGGATTAATAGCGTCTCTTCCAGATCTAATGTTACTAATAGCTTTACTCATCTCAACATCATTTAATTTTCCAGCCATGCCTAAAGAAATAACTTCTTCAATTTGTCTTTTAACTTCTTCTTTAGAAAGAGATCCATCTTCAAATGCAGCTTTAAGTCTAACGGGATCTACATTGATTCTTGTAAGAGATGGTTTTGTTATTGGTGTAATATTAGTTCTTGTACCAGCAAGTTTTGCAGGATTAACTCCAACTTCTTTTGCCAATTGTAAAAGCTCTGCTAAAAATTTATTCATATTAATACAATTCCTTTTCCTCGTGGATTACTTCTTCTTCAACGTAATCCTCAGGATGTTCAATAAAACCACCTTGTCTAAAACGCATAACTGCTTGAGTCATGGAGTCAACAAGGTCATCATGGTCTCCATAAGGAAACGCAGCACACTCTTCAATTACTTCTTGAGCAAAGCTTTTGTGAGTAGGTGCCCATATGCAGCCACTCTCAAATAGAGGTGCAACACTGTTAACACGGGTATGCTTATCATTTCCTTTACTTGGTGTAAAGTTGATAACTGGGATTCCCATTTTACGTAATTCATATGTTAAAGGAAGTCCAGAAGCTTTAGATTCAACAAGTACAGTATCAGGATTCCAATATCTAAACTGTTCATATGCAAGTCTTCTAAGCTCTGGAAACTCTAATCGTTTCTTAATTGCATCCAATAATATTAACTGGGGGCCAGAATCTTCTGAATGATAAAATACTCCCCAAGTAGTTATAGCTGAATAATCGGCAGTTTCTTTTTTCATAAATGCCGTATCGTAAGATTGTATGACATGGTAAAGATCAGGTATAGATTCACTATCCCATTTACTCCACCATTCACGTTTAATGATAGCTCCTTCTTCTGATGTTGGATTTTGCATCCATTGAGCATTCCACTTAGGTAAACTTAATGATGCTTTAACAGCCTCTAATTCTTCAAGCTTCCAATACTCTGGCCAAATAGGTTTACCTGATGGAAGTATTGCTGGAAATTCTATTATCTCCCATTTATCTGATTTAATATCTCCAGATGCTTGTAACAACTTTCCAGTTAAATCTTTTGTATTCCATCTTGTCATAACCACAACGATTGCTCCACCTGGTTGTAAACGCTGTCTAGGTCCAGATGTATACCACTCGTATGCACGCTCTAACGCATCAACATTTAGAGCATCCTGTTCAGAATGTGGATCGTCAATAATTAATAGATCTGCACCTCGTCCAGTAATAGCTCCACCAACACCCGCTGCAAAGTACTCGCCTCCTTGTTCTGTTTCCCATTTACCAGCCGCCTGACTATCTTCTCTTAATCTTGTTTTAAAAACTTGTTTGTATTCTTCTGTGTCCATTAATGTTTTAGCCTTACGACCAAACCTAACCGCTAATTCTGTGGTGTGAGTCGTTTGAATTATCTTTAATTTAGGTCGTTGCCCAATCATCCATGCTGGCAGCAAGAACGAAGCGAACTCAGACTTTGTATGTCTTGGTGGCATATTGATAATAAGCCTTTTAATTTTACCTTGAGCCAAATCATTAAATTTTTCTGCAATTTTTTTATGATGATAACCTTGAATAAATTCTGGCCAAACATGTTTAACAAAAGATAAAAAATCTACATTTATTTTTTCAATCTTTCTTTTTTCTTTTGCCATTAAAAGAGTTTTTAAATATTCTTTTCTAATGTCAGGTGGTAACTTCTTTATCTTTTCTAAATCAATTTCCATAAAATTTTTTATAAAATTTTTTGCATCTACTGTTTTGATGTTAATATGTTTTTAGCACCTCTAAAAGGCTAAATCAAGGCGCAAGGGGGAAAACCTGGGTCCCCTTTTTAAATAGGGGTAATTGATATTTTAAAACAAATAATGATCTTTAAAGTGATAGGGACCCCTCTATGTGGTGTGAGATGCCGACGCCGCCCGTCACCTGTACCACTACGCCAGTATCCCACCGGTGGCGGCCGCGCAACTGGCGCGAATTGTGGCAACAATAAGGCAAGCCTGCGACAATATGTCGCATTGACTTGCTACTCGTCTCATGCATCTAGCCACGAGCAGCAAGCACCGAGGCTGCAACATTATGTCACACCTATTGACTTGACAATAGTAATAGGATAAAGTAGGATATATTAACAAGGAGAAAGATATGATGACAAACAAAGACCTGTGGAACTGGAGCTCTGATGCTGATGAGATACAAGATATGCTATTGCATATTCTAAACGATAGGCTTACAGTAGAGCAAGCAAGAAACATAATAACTAGAAAGGATGAACAAGATGACAATGATTAATACGATTAGCACAATAGAAGATCTATCTAACAAATATTTTAAAGATTGGTTAGATGGTAAATATACTGAGGGAGAAGCCATGATGCGCGCTTCCCATCTCTCGACTATGTTTATTGATGAAGCGAGAAGCAAGGCACTAGCAGCTGATGAAGATATTATAGCTGAGGCTGAGATTTTAGAAGATGCAATGAACGACAAACTAACTGATTGGAGAAACTAATGATTGATACATTATCAGAACTATATGGATTGTTTATCTCGTTCCTAGCTTTAAGTATGGCGATAGGAGCAACTGTTATCTGGGTAATAATGATAATAGATAGACGTAAGGAAGAAAGCTTTGACGATAAGTATAAACGAACAAGGAAGCATGACGGTTATAAGCCTGGACGCTAGACGCAAACCTGCGTGGGACAAACCGCTGACTACAGAGTTTGAAAAAGATCGTAGCAAGCAGCAAGCCCCGAGCAACGAGGATCTAGCTTCAAGCCACGAGCAGCGAGGTCGAGTGCTTGGCTTCCGTCATAAAGTTTTTCGCTCTTGAGTGTAGCAGCTAATACTAAGATAAATGTATTCTTAGGATGGCGTACATGGAAGCTTATTTGATGTGGCGAGAGACGAACTGAATTACTCGTACTAACTTTAAGTTCAATAGTAAAAAATGTACCATTCTTGTTATAACATAATAGATCTGGAGTGCCATGAGCGCTTATATTTTCTACTCTTGTGAACGATATGTTCGGCATAAACTTCTTAACATCATGCCAGAATTTAGTCTCGGGTTTCAAAGTAACTAGACTATCTGACTAGAGTTAATAATCTTAGACATTTTATGTTTTTGAGGTTCTGTTTTTAACACAAGTCTATGAGTTTCATATTGTCCAATAACCATGTTTTCCATTAATTTAATTTGTGTAATATCGTGTAAATCGCCATTAGGCATTTGAACTTGTATTCTTGCATTAGACACAGCTTCTGATTTTTTCATTAACCTATGAAGAATATCTAGTAATGTTTTACTATTAATCATAATTTAAAACCAGCCAATCATGGAGATAACTGGCTGGGAATTTTGTAGGGATCAGTATCTGGGAGCAATAAAGCTTTCTTCCCTCGTAAGCCATCCCTGATTGACTTTTACTCTGAATTACTTTACATGTCAATACATGGGACTTCCAAAGAAATTAACAGAAATGCAAATGAAATTTGCATACGAAATAGTAAGTAACGAAGGAAGAAAAACTGCAACAGAATGTGCTATTGATGCAGGATATGATAAAGAATCTGCTGTTGTTAGAGCTTCTGAATTACAAAATCCAAAAAGATATCCATTAGTTGTCCAATACATTGGAGAACTTAGAGTTGAATATCAAAAGAAATATAATGTTACATTTGAACGTCATATAACTGAACTTGCAAAACTTAGAGATTCATCAAGAGATAAGGGAGCTTGGTCAGCAGCTATTAATGCTGAGGTGGCTAGAGGAAAAGCAGCTGGTTTATATGTTGAACAAAAGATTATTAGAACCGGGAAGCTAGAAGATCTATCGGCTGATGAATTAGAAAATAGATTAAAGGAAATTATGGAAGACTACAAACCTCTTCTTGAGGGTGTTGAAGTTAAAGACCTTGAGGAGGACGTTAAGTCTAGACAAAAGAAAATTAGACTAGGTAAACCTCAACAACCCAAAAAGAAAGAAGTATTAGAAGTTAATTATTCTTCGTCTGAATCTTCATCTTCAGAATCTTCATCATCCCAATCTTCAGGACCATCTGAATCAGAATCAGCTTGATTTTCTAAGTCGTATACTCTGTCTCTAAGAGTATCTATATCTTCTTGAATTCTATCCATGATATCTTCAAGAGATTGTTTTTTCTTTTTAACCATTGATTTTCTCCATTTTTTTGATGTTGTTTGCAGGAATTACAGTACGATCCCCGTATGTAATCTCGCCCAAGTTATCTATCTCATATGATGAAAATATCCAAACATAATCTTTTGTTTTTTTATAAATAAAACCAATTGAAATACAGTGGCTTACTTCCATGCGATCAAATTCTGTATCAGTAGCCCATGCGGAATCACTTAAAATATCTTCCCAACTAATCTTATATAATTCATATTTAAAGTTCATTACCCTATATAGTGATATTACATATCTTTTGAAATATAATTACGCGAAAAGTTTTAAAATAACTGTCAACTCTGTCAAAAGTGGGTATTATCCTTATATACCAACGATAGTAGCATGACAGTTTCATGACAGAATTGACAGTTTTAAAAAACTATTGAGCAATACCAATGGTTCTAGCGATTTCAAATCTGTCATGTGGCGTATTTGCTCACTTATTTTGTGGCAAAATTGTGGCAAAAGTATGTTTTTTGTATGTTTTCCCCGTCGCTCGCCCCTTGAAGCTCCCCTCAGCCTACTCTAAACCTACTTTTGTTCTCTATTCTAGACAAAAGTGTTGAGTATCGAGCAGTTAGAAACTAGCGATATTGAAACCAATTATACACAGCAACAAAACTTAAAAGTATAAATACAACTTGTTGTGCAAGTCTTGGCTTATCTTTTTCAATATAAGAAATATAAGTCCACATAAAAACAGATATCATTAAAAAGATCCAAGCTATCCATTGTAGGCTTATAATCGCCGTTGCCTGCAGTACAGAGCATATGATACTGATGCTTGCTGCTACCCACTTATAAATGTTTAAGTTCACAGTATTTTAGAACCTTTAGATAGATTTTCATGAACAAACAAAGCTTGAAGATTAGTATAATGAAAACACTTTTTTTGTTGCTCAGGATCACTCATATCAAATGAAGAACACGGTATAATATGATCTATATGCCAAATACTACCATGGTTCTCCCTTGTCATACCATGTTTAAATGTTGCTTCTAAATGTTTCCATAAAAACTCTACATCAGGAATTCCTAACAAAATCATAGTTCCTGCGCTTTTTGTACTACCTTTTAATGCTCCAGCAGTTCTTCTTCTTACGTTACATATCAATCTGTATGAAGGGTTGTTCTTTCTTCTGTTGGCTTGATATATCAATCTTTGTTTATTTAATTTTTCTTTATTATTTTGATAATAGATTTTACTTCCAGCAAGCTTATTTTCTTTATTATTTGCATAACGATTCTTTTCATATACTTGAACTTTATCTTTATTTTTTTCACGATAGTCGCTTGTTCTTTTTTTAATTTCTTCTTTATTTTGTTGGTAATATTTTTTATTTCGTATTTTTATTTTTTGTTTATTTGTTTCATAATATAACGCTGCATCCTTAAGAATTCCTTCTTTATTCTTAATATAATAATCTTTTAGATATTCTTTAATTACTTTAGGGTTTTTGTAAGGCATAATATTGATCTATTTTTTCAAGCCACATCCATTTATATTCTCTAAACTGGCTTCCATTAATAATAAACCTTTGAAAGAAATTATCAGGAGTCACCATTAATATAACTCCCTGTTCAATGTTTGTTTTATAAACATAGTCGTGAGCGGAAGCATAGGCTGCTAGTTGAAGTTTATAATCCTCTATCCATTCATCTCTTTTGGGCTTGTTGCTTTGTTTAAAGTCTATTATACTGTCGCGCCCTTGATAAATTCCACACAAATCAGTTGCTCCAGCATATAGCCCTGGATAATACAAAGTCACTTCTGAACCCCAAATTTCTTCTAAATCAATTAATCCTTTATCAATGATAGTTTGTGCCATGCCCCTCGCTGCTCGCCCCTCGTCAGTCAAATCTAGTAACCCCTGACCATTTAAATGCATCTCCAGATAGGAATGCATTGCGGTACCACGTGTAGCTGCAGTATTTTTAATTCTATCCGCCTCAACACCACCAACTCTATTCTTCCAAGCCTCCAAAGACGCTCGCTTTTCGTCGCTTTGTGTGGCTGCTAATATCGTGGTCACAGAAGGAAGCTTCTCGGAGCCAACTTCATAGTGTCTTTCATCTTTAACAAGAGAGCGCATAGACTTAGGATACTCGAATTGTTTATTCCATTTCATATAAATCTTTTTTCTGTCTTTTATCAGTTATTAATAAATAAAGATTTTTTATTTCTTTATCTAAATTAAATTTACTTTCATTATAAAATTTTAAAAATTTATTTTTATAAATAGAAGAAT